AACTGTGAGGAATTGTCAGGACTTGATAAAAAACAGGTGCAACGATTGATGAAAGACTTCTATACTAAGAAGACTGAAACAGTAAGAAACGAGGAGTATCCAGCACTATGAGACTAGGAATTATGTGTTCTGGCAACGGAACCAACTTCGAGAACATAGTTACCAATCCATTATGCAATAAACATGAAGTTGTGTTGATGATACACAACACTAAACAATGCGGTGCTGTTAAAAGAGCAGCAAAATTTGGTATACCACACGTAAGAGTTCCTCATAAAGATGAAGATAAGATGATAGAACTCTTTAAGGTATGGAGAGTAGATCTTATAATTCTTGCAGGATATATGAGGGTGATTAAGAATCCTTCTTCATTCTCTGCTCCTATGATAAATGTTCATCCTTCTTTACTTCCGAAGTATAAAGGGCTACATGCAATAGAGCAAGCGTTAAATAGTAGTGATGATGTTACTGGTTGCACAGTGCATTATGTAAATGAGGAACTCGATGGTGGTGAAATAATTCTTCAAGGAGAGGTTCCTATTCTACCAGATGATGATATAGTATCTCTAACCAAAGCGATACAGAGAAAAGAGTATGCCCTTCTACCCGCAGCAATAGACCATGTTAAGCACCAACTATAGAAATAGAATCATAGACATTTGTTGTCGCATAATATCCACCGATGGTGAGGTTGATCTTGATGAAAGAATATGGATGAATAAGTTATGTGAGAGTAATGTTAAGGCAAAGGAACTTGCATCAGCAATGCTTTGTCCTGATGTAATGGGAGAAGTAATTTATAAGTAATGTAAAAACTGTATCAGGGAATACAAACAAACTTGCCTATATAGTATACTTGTGTTATCATTAACACATATCGTTCATCCCATAAGGGACGCAAGTAAGCCGACTCGGAACGGAATCGTTCATCCTCCTTCGACGAGGACGCAAAAGCCGACTAAAGGAACGGATTAAAACCCCTACTACTTTGGAGTAAAGCCAATGGCAAAAGTCACTTACCGTGGAGTCGAGTACGACTCTGCAGAGTACAACAAGAAAGTACTCGCTGAAGCAGCACAGCACAGAAACTTCGATCTAATGTATCGAGGAATCAAAGTTTCTAAGAAACTTACTGCTGTATAAGAGAGAAGGGGGTTTACACACCCCCTTTTTTAATGTATAATTTTAGAAAGGATATAATCTTATGGCACTTCATATGAGAGAACAATTAATTAGAGCAGTATTAGCTCATGCTCATGGAGAGATTGAAAAGCATAAGGTAAATGTAAATGTTTATCTAGAAAATCCAGCAGGTATTGGAGAGCACTCTGATATTAGTGAAGCAATCCAAGTAGAGTTGGATAAGATCGCTAGATATCATGATCAAGTAGAAGTGATAGAGAAATATTTTTCTTCTAAAAGGTAATGGATAAAGAGAAATTGAAGCTTATTGTTAGAAACCTTAAGCAACTAGTTGATGCACTAGAGTCCGAAGTCCATTCGGATGTTGACGCATATAAGTTTGAGAATTATACTCAACTAAATCCCACTGATTACGATGAGGTCTTTGATGACGATGATGGATACCCCGATTAAACTAGTAAGTGTAACTCCAGATGCTGAAAAGCTAATGGCATATGTTGCTCGTGTTTCTAATCCTAAGAACCAAGGCAATGATAAGTTTGCTGGTCTTCTTAAGTATTGTATTCAGCACGGTCACTGGAGTGTCTTTGAGCAAGCATTTATGACAGTAGAGATTAATACTACTAGAGGACTTGCGGCACAGATACTACGACATAGAAGTTTTACTTTCCAAGAGTTTAGTCAGAGATATGCTGATACTAATCTTCTTGATACTAGTATTCCTGTTCCTGATCTTCGCAGTCAGGACTTAAAGAATCGTCAGAATAGTAATGATGATATACCAGAAGAGAAGAAAGAAGAATACCAAGCACTTATTGCTAGGCATTTTTCTGAAGCAATGGATTTATACAATGCGTTGTTACAAGAAGGAGTTGCAAAGGAGTGTGCGAGGTTTGTTCTCCCATTAGCAACACCTACAAGAATCTACATGACTGGCTCTGTGAGATCATGGGTGCATTACATTAACTTACGTTCTGCACATGGAACACAGAAAGAACATATGGATGTAGTAGAAGGAATTCGGTCTATCTTTACCGAACAATTCCCTACGGTCTCAGAAGCTCTTGATTGGGCTAAATAACTATCCCTTGTAAACTTTTATGGCTACCTATCCTGTTATTAATAAAGAAACTGGTGAACAAAAAGAAGTGTCTATGAGCGTTCATGATTGGGATCAGTGGAAGACTGACAATCCTGATTGGCAAAGGTATTTCACTCCCGAAAATTCTCCCAGTTTAGGTGTTGAGGTTGGTGAGTGGAGAGATAAACTAGTAAATAAGAATCCTGGTTGGGGTGAAGTCCTGAAGAAAGCTGAAAAGTCTGGAGGTATTTCTGGACGGTTAGCTAAAAAAGGATCTTATGAATCTCAAACTCAATCTGCCTTTGATGTAGACTAATTATGCCACGTAAAAAGAAAGCAGATCAACCAATTGGTGTTGGTCTAAGTATGTCAGCAAAGCAGATGAAGAGAAAGAAACCAATTAATACTGACATGATGAGAGAGATTGAACCTCTCACACAAAATCAGAAAACTTTATTTGAATCTTATAGTAGTAATAAGAATCTTGTTGCATATGGTTGTGCAGGTACAGGTAAAACATTTATTACCCTTTACAATGCACTTCAAGATGTTTTAGATCCTACTAGTGCTTATGAAAAGATATACATCGTAAGGTCATTAGTTGCTACTAGGGAGATTGGATTCTTGCCTGGTGATCATGAGGATAAGTCATCTCTTTATCAGATTCCATACAAACATATGGTTAAATATATGTTTGAGTTGCATACAGAAGCAGACTTCCAAATGCTTTATGGCAATCTTAAGACTCAAGGAACTATTGATTTTTGGAGCACCTCATTCATTAGAGGAACAACTCTTGATAAAGCAATTATTATAGTAGATGAATTCCAGAACTTGAATTATCATGAACTTGATAGTATAATGACAAGGGTAGGAGAGAGTTCCAAGATCATGTTCTGTGGTGATGCAACTCAAACCGACCTTCTTAAACAGAATGAACGTAATGGTATCCATGATTTCATGAGAGTCCTTCGTATCATGCCTTCTGTTGACATAGTAGAATTCGGGGTTGAGGACATTGTTCGCTCTGGATTAGTTAAAGAATACATTCTTGCTAAAATGGAACTTAATTTATGACCTTTACTCATTGTAATTTTCTTGGTGATCTTGAATTAGAAAAGAAAGAAACTCCTGGATGCCGACTGTATCATCTTCCTGATGGTCAGTGGGTTCCTTCTATTACATCAGTGACCTCCTTTTATAATAGGCAGATCTTTATTAATTGGCGTAAGCGAGTTGGTATAGAAGAAGCAAATAGAATAACAAAGAAGGCAACTGCTCGTGGGACTGACTTCCATGAAGTAGCACAGGCATACCTAGAGAATAAAGAACTTAACTGGGATGACTATAGACCAGCAAGTAAGTTTATGTTCCACCATGCAGCACCATATCTGGACAAGATAAATAATATACACGCTATAGAAAGAACCCTTTACTCTGAGTACCTTGGTCTTGCTGGTAGAGTTGATTGTATAGCAGAGTATGAAGGTGAGTTAGCAGTCATAGATTTTAAGACATCTGAAAAGATTAAACCTGAGAAGTGGTTGGAAAACTATTTCGTTCAGGAAACATTTTATGCAGCAGCTTACTACGAACTAACAGGTATCCCTGTCAAAAAACTTATCACCTTAATGGTAACTCCTGCTGGTGAAGTAAAAGTATTTGACAAAAGAAACAAAGGGGATTATATTAAACTTCTAGTTCGTTATATTAAAGAATTTGTATCTAACAATACTGGGACAGATGATGCCAAAGAATGAATTAGAAAAAGTATTAGAAAGTAAATTTTTCTGTCCCGCAAGGTTTGCACAGGAGATCGAAAGTCTTGTGCAAGTTAATAAGGATATGAATTACATTGATGCCATTGTTTATTTTTGTGATAACAATAATATTGATGTTGAATCAGTTCCTAAATTAATATCTAAACCACTAAAAGAAAAAATTAAATACGAAGCACAGGAACTTAACTTCTTAAAGAGAAGTTCCAGAGCAAAACTTCCTATTTAGATTATGCCTTTTGCATATCAGTTACCTCCTCTTTCACCATATCAAGAAACATTTATTGAGTATAGAATATCAGTTCCTGTTCATGAGCATGGTATAAGAGATGGAAAACCTTATAGTAAATCTTATTTCATTCATCCAGAAATAAAAAATCCT